AGCTGTGAAGCTACCGGTTTACAGGCAGATTATATCCGCGATGGATTAAAGTATGATGTTTGGAAAGCTAACATGTATAAGTGTTTCCGTGAAGCTAAACTTGGCGGTGTTAATATTATGATGACTATCAATAGTCTGTGCCTGTTTAGCATAACTGATTTTCTCAATGATGTATATGAGATGAAAGAGTTCACCGGCACAAGTGCGCCTGTTGTTAGTCTAAATCTATTACGCTTTCCTAGCTTTCAATCACCACTCGCTTTGCCAGACCATATTAAAGATTATCTTAGAAAAAATATTGAAGATTGGTGGTCTGTTGCTAAACTATTGCCTAAGTGGCATGACTTTGAGCGGGCTAGCATTGATAGATTGATTGACTATCTTGTTACTGTCGATGCACCTCACCGAAGAACCAGTGACAAGGTGGCTTTACATAGAGACTTCAAAACATTCTATAAACAGTATGATGAAAGGCGCGGTCTGTCGTTATCTGTATTTCCTAAGATACTCACTGATTGGGTTGAGAGTATTCCAACAACTGAGACTATACAACTAGTCGATCTTATTGATGGTGATAGTACTCGACAATATGATAATGATCCTGACTTGAAGAAAGTAGCTAAAGATGAAGGTTGGAATCTGAACCCCGATAGTAAGAATATCGACAAGCCGCTTGCTACTTATGACGAAGAATGATCTGTCGCCATATTTTTGCACCGCTCCCTGGACCCATACTTATGTGAGTCCTCAAGGGGAGCGCAGACTTTGTTGTGCGAGTCGGGAAGATGCTTCCTTTCAAAAGCAATATATTGATGCTGGCTCTCAGGATAATGAGTTTGCGCCCGTTACATTGAAAGAACATTGGAATAGTGATTACATGAAAGATATCCGCAAGAAGATGCTTGCAGGTGAGAAGCTATCCCAATGCGAGGTGTGTAATAATCAAATACTGAACTTACACACATACAAGCAATACTTTAATGAAACATTATTCCCACATAAAATAGCAGACATCATTGCCAAGACTGAGCCAGATGGACACTATAACGATCTTCCAGTTTCATATGACTATCGTGTTTCTAATCTATGCAATTTTAAATGTCGTATGTGTGGTGATCAATTGTCGAGCAGTTGGGAAGCAGAGAATAAGAAATACAAAGAGCCAGACTATCAAGCAGACAAGTGGTTGCGACCTGATATCCGAACTCGCATTGCATCATTTCAGACAGAAGTGTTAGAAGCAGAATTACAAGAATCGGTTGACAATAAGACTATAGAAGAAATATATTGGGTAGGTGGTGAGCCTTTGATGTTCGATAAACATTGGACTATCATGCAACAACTTGTAGACAACGGACACGCCAAGAATGTGACTGTCAGATACAATACGAATCTAAGCAGAGTCGAATATAAAGGAGTGAAACTATTTGACTTGCTACCACACTTTAAACATGTTAACATATGTGCAAGCATTGATGGAGTAGGTGAAATTGGTGAATATATTAGAACGGGTCTTAAATGGAGCGATTGGCTCGAAAATTTTAAAATGGGTTTACCTCTCATTAGTCGTTTTGGTAGTGACGCCATGGTTTTTGATGTCACTCTTACTACTCCTGGCTTTTTTGCCTTAAAGGAGTTGTTCGATGTTGTTACTGAATTGAATGTAAAATCGTACTTCAAGTTCACTTTTGCATTCGATCCATCTGTTGTTATGAGCCCAATGTGTTTGCCTAGAGACATTATGGAAGAACATGTCTATGATTTACTTGGTTACATTGAGCCCAGAATGACAGAGAAGACCCATGTGTACAAGAAGTCTTTGGTTAACATGTTACAACGACAGACATTTGATGAAGAGTTTGCAGATGTTAAACAAGGGTTAAAACGAGGTAAAGGATATATGAAATATCTTGACAGTGTACGAGCAGACAAGATTGAATTCAGAGATACGTTATCAGTATCAGCAAAGGAATGGTGGGATGGGATCTAAAACATTTTGTTCTTTACCTTGGAAGCATCTTGCAACTCATCCTCACGGTGCGGTTACTCTTTGCTGTGAGTCGGATCATACTAATAGAATATCAGAGTCATTCGATAGTGGAGATTTCAAACGAGAATTTAAAACACTGCATACTACCGAATATGATTTTGATGCTATACAGAACAGTGATTCGTTTTCCACAGTAAGAAAGCAAATGCTTGCTGGCGAAGAACCAGCACCATGCACCAGATGTTTCGATTTTGAGCGTGTTGGAATAAAGTCTAAAAGACAGTTGGACAATGAGCGTCTAAATTTCACTGAAGAAGAAGCAATAAGAGTTACTAATGCTGACGGTAGTATTAATTCAGTTGATTATGAGTTTATAGAACTTAGACTTGGCAATATTTGCAATGTTGCATGTAGAACATGTAATCCTTTTTCGACTTCACGTTGGGTCAAAGATTGGAACGAAGTAAATCCAGAAAATCCACAGACCATCGACCAGAATATGTTTAACTGGCCGACTGACCAGAATTTCTGGGACAAGTTAATACAGCACTGCGACTCATTACGAATTGTTTATATTAATGGTGGCGAGCCATTGCTTATTGACAAGCACATGAGTTTCTTGCAAGATTTGATTGATCGGGATGTAGCCAAGAACATTACATTGGTCTATTCTACCAATTGCACGATTGTAAATCACGAGTACGAAGAAATATGGAAGAAGTTTAAGCATGTACAGTTGATGCTGTCAATTGATGCTCTTGGCGCACATAATCACTTTATCAGACACCCAACCAAGTGGGCTAAAGTATTAGAAACGATTAGTTGGGTAAAAGACTTATCTAAATTTGATAATATCAGCTATAACATAATGTGTACGGTTTCTATATACAATATCTGGTATCTCAAGGAGTTCCATGAGTTCTTTAAGGAAGTGCCTTACATCTCATTAAATTTCGTCACTGATCCAGCATATCAAGATGCAAGCCGCCTACCGGAAGCTATTAAACTTGCTGTATTGAAGAAGTATGTTGGATGTTCTTTCTATGATACAATAGAACAGTATCTAGGTCAGAAAGAATCAGTTAATGATCTTACGGAATTTATGCAGAAGACTCTGAAGATGGATGAACTTAGGAAGAACAACTTCAGTCAAACTTTTCCAGAACTATATAAAATGTTGACCCCCTATGTCAGATAACTTTTTCTGTGTTGCACCATTCGTTCATATGTACGGTCATCCCAACGGTGTTGTTAAGACTTGTTGTGCGGGCATAGATGACTTTGGTAGCCTGAAGACCAATTCACTTGAAGAGATTTGGCACAATGATAAGTTTACTCAATTGCGAAAAGACTTCATTGCGGGTGATGTTACCGATCTTGTAAAGAGCAATTGTGCAACCTGTGTTAACTTTGAAAAGAGTGGAATACATTCCTTGCGTGATGGATTAAATTCTGAGTTTACAAAACATGCTGTTATAGAAGAGAAGCCTGACTTGAATCTCCTCTACATAGATTTCCGATTTAATAACTTTTGTAATTTCAAGTGCAGAGGTTGTTACTACGAGTACAGTAGTTCTATTGCTAATGAAGATGCTGGTAAACCTGTACCTATAATCTTTGCGGGAAAGACTCCCGATGATCTATACAATCAGACATTGCCGCACTTAGAGTACACTAAAAAGATTTACTTTGCTGGTGGTGAGCCTCTGATACAATGGGAACATTGGAAAATATTAGATAAGTTGTTAGAACAAAATAATACTGATATTTCGCTAGTCTACAACACAAACTTCAGTACCATGAAATATAAGAATAAAAACATAGTAGATTACTGGAAACAATTCAAGAATGTGAAACTCCTACTCAGCATTGATGGGATGGAAGAAGGCGGTGACTGGTGGAGACATGGAAACGACTGGGAGAGATTGCAGAATAATATTGAGACTGTTAAGACTGAATGTCCACACATCTCTCTAGGCGTTACTTGTACTGTTGGCTGGGCTAATCTATACACTGCGATGGACCTAATTGATTATTGCTCAGATACCCACTTAATAAATCCACAAGAAATGAATATTAATATATTACAATTTCCTGAGCCGTTTAGTGTTCAGAATGTTCCTGATTGGAAGAAGAGAGAACTTGAGGAAAGAGTTGAAAAAACTTTGTCTAAATACTTCTTATGTCATAGAGACTCTTTGCTATCTAGCAATCTCCGTGGACTAATAAATTTTATGTGGGAAACTAGTATTACTGATGAAACAGTTTACAAGGATCTTATAGTAGGACCGTGGAATGGACTTGTTACACATCGAGACATTCTACGCAAAGAAAGTTTCTTTGAGACTTTTCCAGAGCATATTAATATGAAGGAATTATTGAGTGAATCAGTTAGTTGATGATGTAACCAAATCAGTTCGATCTGCATACGGCGGTTCGGTTGATGATATATTCCCCATACATAACTCCTCTGCTTGTCAATTTAAGTGGTCTTGGAGTACTATCTTTTTATCTCACGGCACAACAACTAGTTGTCACCGATGCAAACATCTTACGTTCAATAAAGATACCATAAAAAACTTTCACAATCTTCCCGCAAAGATAGACGATAGAGAGAAGATGTTAAATGGCGAGTGGAACGACAATGGGTGTTCTTATTGTAAGAGGGTAGAAGATGCTGGTGGCAAGAGTGAAAGGACTGCTTGGATTAATGGTCGAGATTTAGTCCCACCTGAATTCACAGATACTGAATATCCCACTAGTGTAACTCCTCGATTGCTAGAAGTTTACTTCACTAACCTATGCAATCAGGCTTGTACTTATTGTTCTCCTCAGTTTAGTTCTGTCATAGAAGCAGACGTTAAAAAGAATGGTCCCATTCATGGTGCAGTAGACTACACTCTACGACCAATACATCCAGACTACGACATATACTTAGAAAAATTCTGGGAATGGATGGAAGAGAATGGGCATCATCTATATGAGTTTCAGATTCTAGGTGGTGAGCCTATGTATCAGCCAGAGTTTGTGCAATGTCTTGATTTTTTTGAGAAGAATCCAAACCCTAAGCTGACATTCAGAATTTTCAGCAACTTAAAACATACCCAGAAGAAATTTACTGCTCTAATTAAGCGAGTCAGAAAACTCCAAGACGATGGTAAGATTAAGAAGTTTCAAATTATTGCAAGTATGGACTGTTGGGGACCGCAGGCAGAATATGCCAGATATGGAATGAATTTAAAGAACTGGGAAACCAATCTACGCACAGCACTAGAACATAAGATCGAAGTTAATATTCATATGACCATAAGTCCTCTGACATTACCTACTATGGCTGAGTTTATGAGAAAGATATATCAGTTTAGAAAAGAATATAATACTGGTTTATATATGAGTTCAAACACTATTAATAATCCTAAGATGTTCGATCCATATGTCTTCGGTAACAAGTTAACACCTTACGTACAGGATGCAATCGATGAGTTGAGTGATCCGGCAGATCAAGAACAGCGCGAATGCTTGCAGGGCATGGTAGATGCACTTACAAATAACAATAGGGTGCAACTTCAACATATTAAAACATTCAGAGTTTTCTTGGATGCAATGGATGAAAGAAGAGGGAAGGGTAAAGTCTTGAAGCGATTGGCAGATTGGCGTATACTCTATCCAGAGATCAATGTGATGGTAGAAGAAATTTTGAGGGATATAATTGCGTAATCCAATTGAAATAAGCCTGATGACATACGAACAAGGAGAGAGAATAATTTCTCTACTTGAGGCTCTTGTAGGCGTATCAGATGTACATGCGAGTCAGTCTGTTGTTAATAAAGCCTTTCCTTTGTTTCCCGATATTGCTTTTCCTGCTAAAGGAAGGTACGAGAGACATGAGTATAAGCCCAGAACATTTAATCTTTACTATGATAGATTCAGTGAAGCTATCGAGCATGAAAACCCAAATCCGAATAACAACCAACATAACATGCTAATGCCTTCAAACTGCTCATTGCAGACTGCACCAATAGAAGCGGTTTGTAACATCGCCACCATGATGGATAGATTGAATCTTCCTGTGCAAAAATTTGATGTACAGAATGTCGAATCTTTGGAAGAATTACAGAATGATGAAAACGCAAATATCTATCCCGTTGATATTTGGTCAGGTCCTCACCAACGTTACCATGAGATAGGACAAATAATTGCCAACATATCTGATGACGCTAAAGAATTAATTAGGAGTGGTAAACTATCACTATTGTTATCATGTGACGGTGAAGCGTTTAGTGCAGATGAACACCAGTGGTTCAGAAGACTAACGGAAACAATCATTGCATATGGGTTAACAGAAGCCAAAATAGTTCTTACTTGTGCTGACCTAGATATACAGCAGAACTATCAGTTGTGGTCTGAGGCAAACAAAGACATCACAGAAAAGTTTCAATTCAGAAAAGTTCTTGGCATAGATTATTTTGCAACGCAGTATACCGAACAGTTCTTAACCAGAACGGGAAGAATGAATTATGAAAATCTAGAAGGAACACTATTACCACAGAAAAGATATAACGAGGATATGATTCAAAAAGAAATTATGATGACGGTGCCAAGTGCAAGCGAGAAGACTACTGACTTCATGTGTTTAAATGCAGCCTCAAGACCACATCGAATTGCAATAGTATCGGAGTTGCAACGACTGGGATTACAAAATAACTTTATTAGTCTTCTATGGAGATATCAGCCTAGTCCTTCTATTTCTGGAATGAAATTTCAAACTAGAATGATCACCGAGGGCTATTTTAAGTTTGAGTCACAAAAAGAATACTTTCTCAAGCATTATGATGAAGATAGAATGTCCAAAGTGGTTCAGTTAGACATGGGTGTTGGGACATTGGGAGAAGACGACAGGGCTTACACTTCTAAGTATTTCAAAGAATCGTACTTTAGTATAATCACTGAAACACAATTTGGCATAACAAAAAGTGCATATGACCATGCCGCCAATGGTGATATATGTTTACCATATAATAGAACTTTCATGTTAACAGAGAAAGTATATAAACCTATTGCCAATTTTCATCCTATCATTATAATGGGATGTCCAGGAACATTGCAGTATTTGCGGGATGAAGGTTACAAGACTTTCCCTGAGATGTTTGATGAGTCATATGATAAGATAGAAGATAAGAAAGAAAGATTTTGTGCTATCGTGGGTGAAATTGAAAAATGGACATCTTATTCTGAAGAAGAAAAGGCACAAAGATATAATGCTGTTCGTGAATCGCTACGATATAATCATGAATTATTCATTGATAAATATACTTCACTGAGAGAAAGACATTCACAATACTATAATTGTATTGGAACCTGCTTAAAATGAAACTGACAATGGGAAAGTGATATGAAGATTGGATTTATTGGCTTTGGTAAACTTGGGCAGCCATGTGGCGAAGTTATACAAGATAAAGGACACGATGTTGTTTACTATGATGTGAATAGTGAGATAGACACATCTGTAGTTGAATGTGCGACAATAGAGTTGTGTGTCTCGGATAGAGACATTGTTTTCATTGCGGTTCCTACTCCTCACGATACAGCATACGATGGAAGTTCGCCAAGCGCATCACTGCCTCCAAAAGATTTTGACTATACTACAGTCATAGAATGTGTGACCGAAGCTAACAGATTCATGCATAAGAATCAGTTGTTGGTTCTTATTAGTACAGTACTTCCTGGCACTGTTCGATCTCAGTTTGTGCCTCTTGTAACCAACACCCGGTTCGCATATAATCCATATCTTATCGCTATGGGGACTGTTGCTTGGGATATGGTTAATCCTGAGATGTTAATGATAGGCACAGAAGATGGATCAGAAACTGGTGATGCGAAACAGCTAAAAGAATTCTATGATACAATCATGGAAAATGATCCTAGAGTCATCATAGGTACATGGGATGAATGTGAGTGCATCAAAGTTTTTTATAATACATTCATTAGTGCTAAGATCGGTCTTGTAAATATGATACAAGATGTTGCTGAGAAACAAGGCAACATTAATACTGATGTTGTTACTAGTGCATTGCGAGACAGTACAGATAGAATAATGGGTCCATCTTACATGAAAGCCGGGATGGGTGATGGCGGTGCATGTCATCCCAGAGATAATATAGCATTGCGTTTTATGGCTGATAAGCTAGACTTGAAATATGACTTGTTTGGTGCTGTAATGCATTCACGCGAGATACAAGCAAGTAATATGGCACAAGCTATAGCTATGTCTGGTGATAAAATAGCATTTACCTCTGATTCATACAAGCCCTTTGTTCCTTACACCAACGGTAGCTATAGTCTATTGGTTCAGCACTATGTCAAACAGTGTGGAGCAACAATAGTAGCCATGTATGAGTGTCCAGATGTTATCGTCCGGGTACATGAGTCAGATGTCATTCCGGAACATCAGGGAAATATAACGGTGTTCGATCCTTGGAGAAGTTATCGAAGCAACGAATACACAGTAATATCATACGGAAATACTCGGGAGACATCAAATGAAAAAGTTATGGAATAAAGTAAAGACCTGGTGGCTGAAACGCAAGTTGAAACGCGAATATAAAAAACGAATTGAAGAGTTAAAGAAAAGAGATCCTTTTATATATGATTAGATGGGGAATTAGTGCAGGTACACATGATGCTTCTATTACGGTAATGCGCTCTGACAGAGTTGTGTTTGCCGCTCACTCCGAGCGGTACTCCAAAGTCAAGAATGACAAAGACCTAGATGTTAAACTAATACGAGAGGCACTCGCATTCGGCTCACCTGAAGTGGTATACTGGTACGAGAACCCTATTTTGAAAGCAACCAGAAAACTATATGCTGGTCAAGACAATATATGGTTGAGTCCGAAGAAGTATCTCGCAAAGTATGGGATTACTGCACCAATCAAATGGGGCTATCATCACGCTAGTCACCACGCCGCTGGGTACTATACTCGCCCATATGATTTTAATGATTGTGCTGTACTAGTCATTGATGCTATAGGTGAATGGACAACAACAAGCATGTGGAAGAATGATGTCAAGATATGGTCAGCCAATTATCCTGCTTCACTGGGATTATTCTATTCAGCGTTTACAGCCAAGATAGGTTTACAGCCAAACTGCGATGAGTATATTCTTATGGGTATGGCGGCATATGGTAATCCTCATAGATTTTACACAGAGTTAAAAGATATCTGTATTGATGGTGTAAACTTGCACAGAGGTGCCAGCTGGTGGCGACCAGAGTTGACTGAAGCAGATTACTTTGATGTTGCCGCTGCCGTTCAGAGAATATATGAAGAGTACTTTGTTTCTTTATTAGCTAAAGCCAAAGAACTTACTGGCGCCGACAAGTTAGTATTCATGGGTGGTTGTGCATTAAATTGTTTGGGTAACAGACTAATTCCAAACTACTTTAAGAGACATTGGATTATGCCCAATCCTGGTGATGCCGGCTCATCACTTGGTGCTATTCTTGCACATACAAAGAAACACATAAATCTTAGTGGACCATATCTTGGACATCTTATTCAAGGTGATTATCCTGTCGTTGAGGCACTAAAAGAATTGACAACATGTGGTGTAGTTGGAGTTGCAAATGGTAGAGCAGAGTTCGGACCAAGGGCATTGGGCAACAGAAGTTTGTTTGCTGACCCACGCGGTGTTAAAACAAAAGATGCTATCAATGCTATAAAACAAAGACAAGAATTCAGACCATTTGCTCCTGTGATAAGAGCAAAAGATGCTGGTGATTACTTTGATGTTGAGCCAGGATTTCAATCGGCATATATGCAACGTATAGTAAAATGCTTGACACCAGACGAATATCCTGCTATTGTACACAAAGACGGAACAAGTAGAGTACAGACTGTCACTATGAATCAGAACCCAGGTCTGTATAAACTCTTGACCGCATGGAAGGAAAAGACAGGTTGTCCTATGCTATTGAATACTAGTTTGAATATTAAGGGCATGCCCATTGTTAACACCATTGAAGATGGTCAAGATTTTGAAAGGAAGTATGGTGTCAAGGTTTTTTAATATTCCAGTATGCTGGACAGACGAACATAAATCACTAGAATACACTCGTAAGGGTGGACCAGGATTACTATATGATGAGTCTAACAATAAGCCACTTCCCGCATATACAAACGAAATCAAATTGCAGTTTCCTTGGTTAAAAGATATCAGCATGGCATATTATATAATGATGCCAGACGCACATCTACCCAAGCATGTCGATGAATATCCGTCTTATCGACATGTATTTGGTGTGGCAAAATCTGATATTACCAGAGTATTGGTGTTTCTAGAAGATGGTGAACGAGGTCACTACCTTGAGATGGAAGGAGTGATAGTAACTAAGTGGAAAGCAGGAGATGCAGTAATGTGGACAGATGAAGAACATGCCGCTGGCAACTTCGGAATATTACCACGATACACACTACAGATTACCGGTCATGTTTGAAGCAATCACCGAGTTTGAATCTGCACTTGCTGAGTACACTGGTGCACCATACGCGGTCGCTACTGACTGTTGCACACATGCAATAGAATTGTGCTTCCGGTTAAACAGACCCAAAGACACAGTTATATTCACGCCAAATACCTACATAAGTATTCCGATGCTTTTTCATAAGTTGAAGTTGAAGTATCAATACTTTCAGCCCCATGAGTGGATAGGAGAGTATCAATTCTTCCATACAAATGTGTGGGATAGCGCGAGAATTCTAAAGCCTAACATGTATCGAAAAGCCCAGATGCAGTGTTTGAGTTTTGGATATGATAAGCCACTGTCCATTGGCAGAGGTGGTGCTATTCTGCTAGACAACTATGATGACTACTTTGCACTGAAGAGAATGACATATGATGGCAGAGACTTGTCGATTAGCCCATGGGATTCACAGGGTGAATTTCAAGTAGGGTATCATTACAAGATGACGATAGAGGAAGCTATAACTGGATTAGAAATGCTATCTACATTTGAAGGTGAGAGCCAGGCGAAAGTCTATCCAGATTTACATAAAATAAGAATACGAGATTATGAAACTTTATAGTAGTAATGAATATGATCAGTTGAAGCAGGTTATTCTTGGCACCGCAACCAATGCACACTGGCCAAGTAAATGCCCCGTCTATCGGGAATCTGAGAAAACTACAAAATGGAAAGAATCTCCTGTTCCTTCTGGTACAGTCGAGCAGTTTGTCGTTGATGAAGCTAATGAAGACTTAGAAATTTTTTCTAAAGTTTTGAAACTATGTGATGTTGAGGTCTTTCGCCCAAAAGATTTGGACTTTGCTTCCTTCGACGGCATGTATAATTACTGCCCTAGAGATAGACTTCTTGTTATAGATGATATTGTAGTTGATGCTCCTATGAAGTATCCAACCCGAATGCGAGAAATTGATGCATTGTCACATCTAATTGATAATGACATAATCTCCCCCAAATCACCTAGTGGTTCTCACAATGTAATGTTCGATGCGGCTAATATTATTCGCTTAGGTGATGGTAAACTATTGTATCTTGTAAGTGAGTCTGGTAATGTTGAAGGAGGCAAATGGCTACAGAAGAACCTTGGTAAAAAGTATGATATTGAAATACTGGATTCACATTATAGTGGTGTTCACTTAGATAGCACTATAATGCCGGTGGCTCCTGGGATAGCAATTGTTAACAGCACAAGAGTAAGTGAAGTAAAACTACCCAAACATATGAAGAACTGGGATATTATATGGATGCATAATCCAAGAAATCAATCATTTCATCAGTATCCATATGCAAGCAACTTCATAGGCATGAATGTACTTTCTGTTAATCCACAAACAGTGATATGTGATACACTGAGTGTGGAACTTAGAGATCAGTTAGATAAAAGAAACATAGAAACTATTGGTGTAACTTTGCGACATGCCAGAACATTGGGTGGCGGACATCATTGCACTACTTTGGATATGCTCAGAGTATGAGAGTACTAGTTGCAGGAGATAGTTGGACCTCGGGATATGGGGTAGAATCCCAGCAGACTTGGAATAATTACCTACCAAAACACTGGGACGTCACTAATGTGGGAGAGCCTGGCTCGGGCAACAGAAATATTGCCAGCAACATACGACATTACTTTGATGACCACGACCTCATAATAGTTGGTTGGTCATCTCCTGGAAGAATAGATGAGTGTGAAATTGAAGTACATTGCAGACCAGAAGCCAGTATGGAGCTACAAGCTAAAAGATTGGAATATTTTGAAACAGTTACTAGCGACACTTTGCGGAAAAACTTTAGTAAATATATTTTGGAGATTGAAGGATTGCCATGTAAAGTAATCCATTTCTCAGTTTTTGATGATAGTCTACCAGTAGAAGTAAAGCATTCTGTTAACATTTCGTACATGGAGTATCTTGCTAACTTAGCTGGCTATGAATTCTTACTGGATATACCAATGTGGGAATATGATTATCTACACAAGGACAATGTAGATATAGTGAAAAATATTGCCCGAAACTCAGGATGGTCAGCCGACTGGGAGTTAGCATGTTTTGAGAGAGAACTACCTAAGATACATATAGAAAGAAATCCATATCAGTTAGAATGCGGTCATCCCTCTGTACTTGGGCATGAGAAATGGGGTATGAAAATAGTAGGATTGATTGAGGAAAGAAGTATTGCAACTGAAAGTGAGTTCATCGGGTTCGACAATTACAATTTCATATCATGTGTTTATCAAGGAGAGGAGACAATATTTTGGAATAATCAACAAGAACTAAGAAAAACATTTTACTATACTTTGGATGAGTCGGAGCGTCAAGATGGAGACCCCAAACGAGATTCTATATACGATGTTATGAAAGAAGGCATTGGTTTTGATGATGATACTATGATAGTCTGTCAGCAAGGACATAAATATTTTGAAGGTGTAGATAAAGTAATAGACCATATCATTGATATTGATCCAAAGAAGGTACTATATTTCAATGATGACGCCCACACAAGATGGTTTATTGATGAGCCTAAGCCCAAAGTTCTTGCATTGGATCTTACTAAATCACCCGAAGGCTCAACTATATCGGACATTGTTCGTGGTGTTGATAGACCGTATCATGTATATGATTGTGAATATGGTGCATTAGATCATTATACTGACATTCCAGCAAAAAAATATGGATATTATGACATCTTTACCATGACATTTTATCCTGCTAATGTAGAACAGTTGGATGAGATTATTGAAGAGCATACTCAAGCTGGATTTCAGTACAAGGTATGTTGTACAAATAAAAGACAACAAGTACATCGTTTACTTGCATGTGTCTACTTGATTGATTCTCCTCATCTGGTAAAGTTAACACATTATCATAAGCCCAGACAGCGTGATATGCACTGCATGAGTTATTTCTCCGGTATGATATCAAATCCAGATAAGCCAAATACTCTGCCCACATTTCAACTGTTATCGGAAGAAATGCAGAAAAACTTAAATGATAAGTGGATGCTATTCACCTTTGCCGATCTTACATGGGACGAGAAATCAGAACATGATATTACTGGCTTTTCTCAAATGAATACAATGAAAATTGTGTCTGATTCTTTCTTGTCATTGGTTGCTGAAACTTTATGGGATACTGATGAACCATTCTGGTCAGAGAAAACTTTGAAGCCAATACTAATGTTACGCCCATTCATTTTGTTATCCACACCAGGAACACTCAAACTGTTGCGTAAGTTGGGCTTTAAGACATTCGGTAAGTTCTGGGACGAATCATATGACCTCGAGAAGAATTCAGGAAAAAGATTTGAGATGGTTATGAAAACAGTGGACGCAATAAAAGAAAAAACAATTCCGGAATTAGAAGTCATGCTGAAAGAGATGAGGTCGATTCTTATACATAATAGAAAACAGGTGAAGAAGTTGCACACAAAGAATATACAAAATGCCTAAAATACTCTACAGACAAAATAGACCAATAGAGATAAACCATATTCATGTTTATGGATGTTCCATGCCCGCTGGACATGAAATAAATGATCCACACGGAATTCCAATGTGGCTAGAAGCAGATGCGGATGATGCAAAGGCAAAGAATAAAGAACAATCTTTTGCCGCAGTCTTTGCCAATCTTATGGGCGTAGAACATACTAACAACTCGATATATGGCTCCTCTAATGGATATGCAAAGAGTTTGCTTAGTATGGATATTATTAAACAGAAGATAAAACCAAATCATGCTGTATTCTTTTGTACTACAATAATTGATAGAATTCATGCTTTTGATCCTCGAGGCGGCAAACCTTCGTCAATACAGGGCGCAGATTTAGATCAGTCATTGTTAGACCATTACAATGATTATAAGATTTTACACAATCACTTCTGGGATCTATACACAGTACTTACTCTTGTAAAGACTACTGGCGCGCCTTGCTTCTTCATTCCCATGTTTACACCGACAACTTATAATGCGATGCGAGATTATAATCATCCAATTAATCCTAAGTGTAAAGCGGTAGACATTAGAAATTGGCAAGAAATTTCCCTAATAAAGAAGATGTGTCTAGACCTAGATCCGTGTGACGCAGGCATTGAACCGTTCAATGATTGGATAATGCGTAATGAAAAGGGTAGAGGTCCGAATAGGGTGCGTAAACCCAAAGGCGGCTGGCGATATCCAGGTGGACATCCTACAGTAGAATTGCACAATATATATGGTAAAATGTTATACGATTTATTAAGTGAAAAAGCGGAAGACGCATAAATAGAAACATGAGCAATATCATAAACTTTCCAAAGAAGTATTCACCTTCTCCGACCGGTTACAGAATAAATCTGTACACCGAGGCTGAGATATCAATTGTTCTCCTATGTTGTAATATAGGAGAAGATCAGGACAGTCACAAGAAATACATGAAAAGTGACTTGAGAACACTTGACCCTATCTTTGTTATTAATCGAATGTACGAGTGCATAGACGGCACTCTCCTCTCACGCGAATCAAAGGAGACCATTAAAAAGATAACCAATTCAATTGAAGTTATCTCCCTATCAACATTATCAACCTATTCAGAGGCATAACCCTGTACTTTGCCTTATTCTTAAACTAAAAGGGACTCCAAATGGCAAGACGTAAATCTACTCTCCGTGTAGTTGACCATGAGAATTATGATGATGACGTTAGACAACCTCTAAAAAATAATCAGTGTAAGTTATCACTGAATGACCTTAAAACAATAGGAGCCATGACTGAAACACAAGGACAATTCTTTTCACAGTATAGTGCAGGTGCTACAGCAATGTTACTGCACGGAGCAGCCGGTACAGGCAAAACATTCATAGCCCTATATCGTGCATTAGAAGAAGTTCTAGAACCTCAAAGTAAGTTTGAAAAAGTAGTAATCGTTCGATCGGCAGTTGCTAGCCGTGACATCGGTCATCTCCCCGGTGACCAAGAAGAAAAAACCGCAGTCTATATGCAACCATATGTAGAGATATGCGATAAGTTATTCCCCAAGAAGAAATCCGCTTTCAAAAGACTAATCGAGCAGAATGACGTAGAATGGATGATAACCTCATACGTTCGCGGAATCACGTTGGATAAAGCTATTGTCATAGTCGATGAATGCCAGAATATGAATGACATGGAAATGAATTCTATACTGACAAGACTAGGAGAAGGTAGCAAATTATTGATGTGCGGAGACTTCAGACAGTCCGACTTATATCGAGCAAACGATAAGTCCGGATTGCAGAAGTTCATGGTCATAGCAGAAGACATGAAATCCTTCAAAATTCACGAGTTCGGACCAGAGGACATAGTTAGAAGTAAGTTCGTCAGGGAGTATATTCTTGCCAGAATGCGCTATGAAGACGAATATGGTGCATAAGCTAGTATATTCTTATAGCATAATGATCTAACAAAGAGGTTGACATTGGGTAGGTTTAGTAGTATAATATAACTAAAGAAATCGAGAACTAAGAGTTATATATTACATTATGAAAAAATTTACACACATTGAACTACCAAATCTACCCGCTTTAACCAGAAAGAATATTGACGGTAAGCGCATGTATCTAACGGAGAGTGGTGAGAGATATCCATCTGTCACCTCTGTCCTATCTGTTCGCGGTAAAGCGGGCATTCAAAAGTGGCGACAACGAGTCGGTGCTGTGGAAGCTGATAAGATATCCAAGAAAGCGTCCACGCGCGGTACCAGAATTCACGGATTATGTGAAGACTATCTTAACAACAAAGAACTACCAGAGCTGTCCATGCTGGACAGAGACACCTGGAACACATTCTGCCCCATTGTCGAGCGTATCGACAATATTCATGCAGTTGAACCATATCTCTTTAGCAATCATCTAGGAATGGCAGGTCAGTGTGATGCCATTGCTGAGTTTGATGGTAAGCTATCAGTCATAGATTTCAAGACCTCTCGTAGGGTGAAATATCACTCTCAGATATCCAACTACTTTGCACAGTGTGCCGCATACGCTATCATGTATGAAGAAATGACTGGCATTGCTATCAATCGAACTGTGGTGCTTATTGCAGTTGATGGCGACTCGCCTCAGATATTCATTGAGAAGCGCGACAACTACGTCCCACATCTATTAGAAACTAAGCGCATGTTTGATAATGGCGAAAGTGATTAGCCACTTGACAACAAGCATTATTTCTGCTATTATAAATAATAAATTCGATGATGTTAACAAGATAAGAAGTATGGACGCGGGTTCGACTCCCGCCAGCTCCACCATAAGCGTATTGTGAAAAGTAGCAGTACGCTTATGATGGGGCTGAACTGGTGATCGACATGCGACTGAAGGGTTAACGGAGAATCAGGCAATGCTGAAGCCTGTCATGTAGTAAAGAAGCAAAACCATAAATGCAAACGATGAAGTTTTTGCACTAGCCGCATAGGTTAGTTGAGGCATGGGAACCACCTTATAATCAAACGGTCCCACCACAATGTAGGAAGGATACTGTATGTTATTACTACGAGAGAAGTTAGTATATACGGCAATGTTTTTTATACTTGCCAGTTATGCAACATTAAACCTAGTTCAGGCATTCGATACGTCTGATATAATAGAAACAGAAGCAGTGGAAGAAACTGATCCACTTAAACAAATCTTTGATACCATTGATGAAATAGATTATAATAGTATTGTCGAAAGTACTATGCCAGATGCACATTGCCTAGCTACTAATATTTACTTTGAAGCTAGAGGTGAATCAGAAGCCGGTCAGATAGCAGTTGCTTTTGTCACATTGAATAGAGTAAGAAGTAGCAACTTTCCAAATGATATTTGTGATGTTGTATATCAAGCGCAACATTCAGAATGGTGGAAAGAACATAAGAACAAGTTAGTACCCATTAGACACCGTTGTCAGTTTAGTTGGTATTGTGATGGTAAATCTGACAAAGTACATAATGAAGATGAGTATCTCCGTCTTCTGGAATTAGCATTTGAAGTGTTGATGGATAACCATACAGATAATACTGGTGGTGCTGTTTACTACCATGCGGATTACGTTGAGCCATATTGGGCAATAGCTTATAATAAGACAACGAGTATTGATGATCATGTTTTTTACAGAGAGTAGTTCTTGAATATTATAGTCACCGGCGGATGTGGATTTATTGGTTCACATCTTGTCGAGACTCTATTGATTATGGGTCACAATATTCTAGTAATAGATGACATGCGATCTGGTAAATGGATCTGTAAAAGTCCTAATGTGATGTATATCAAGAAAGATGTGTGTGATGCAATTCTCCCAGAAGGAGACTTTGATGCTATTGTACATCTAGCAAACACTCCTAGAATTCGATTAGCCCTAGAACAACCTATTTTAGCATTGCGTAATAACATTGATCCAACAATACATGTTGCAGACTGGGCAAGAAAGTTAAATTGCCGCTTGTATTTTGCGACATCTTCTAGTACAATATACTCAGACAAACTATCTAACCCGTACACACTGGGTAAGTCTGCCAGTGAAGATATCCTACAGATGTACGAGAAGATATACAATTTAAAATATAATCTGATGTACTTCTACAATGTCTACGGACCAAGAGAAGCAGATTATGGAGAACACAGTACTGTTATTCGCTGTTTCAAGAAAGCAGTCGTTGCAGGAGAACCATTGAGAATATTTGGCAGTGGGAGAAAGACGAGAGACTTTACCCACGTTGACGATGTTATTGATGGTATTATCATATTACTTAATACTGAAAGAAAACCAAAACACGCTCATCTGGGGACAGGCTCACCACATTCTATAATGGAAGTAGCTACCGCATTTGATCAAAAATTCATACATGAGTTTAATCGTAGTGGGGAAGCAGAAGACACTTTGTGTAAGACACCCTATTCACCATGTACGTTTGATGTTATACAATATATTACATCATGGAAGCAAGACTTCAACGAGTCGTTAGAGTACCTCGAAACCCAAAAGGATATAAACTAGATGCACAAAGTAGTTGATAATGTAATAACCGACAAGCCTACAATGTCGGACGTATCTCTTATAACAAAAGAGTTCAGAACATCAAATGATTTTTCACAACACATTGAGAAGATGGCTAATGTAACCAATAGCTATATCGATGCTGTCGTTGATTACTGTGAGAGGCGAGACATTGAAATTGAAAGTGTTAAGAAACTACTGTCAGTATCATTGAAAGATAAAATAAAGAATGAAGCTGAAGGGCTCAATATGCTGAAAGGCACCAAAGGCGGCAAGCTACCCATATGATCGATCCGTTTGAACTTTACAAATTGTATCTTGCTCTGAAACTACATTTCACCAAGAAAGATTATGACATCACCAAAACAAAAGGTGCTGTTAAAGTGAAGAGAGAAACCTTTCTGAAAAGAAGAGACTTAATATCGATTCGTAAATTGGCTAGAGATTATAAGCGGGCTGAGATGATAGACTTTCTTGTAGCTAACTTTGTGTCTGGTGAGAAATGGGGTGGACTGTTTGATGCTGAAGCTGGCAAGCGATATAAAGCCTGGCTTCAAAGGAAGACTAAGAGAGAGTACATCTTTGAACAAGACGTAGATAAGATACTACTGGAGATGGAGAAGCATGAGATATCTAATCCTTTTTATGCAAAAAACTCTCAACACCCCTTGACATTCAGACTTTATTTTGCTAATATAGTTACTATAGAATCATTAGTGATACTTGATAAAAGTTTCAACTATGCAGATTCTAACTCGGAAGATATTTTTATGGATGATCTATGTTTGATCATTAAGAAGTATCGACCGTTTATAAGAATAACAGACAAGATGAAGTCCGTTATAACACCTCTTGAAACCATTATAAATAAGGATGTAGAGTTCTAATGAGCAAGAAAAAGCGCAGTCATAGAAATGTGAGTGATGAGCGCCGTGTTAGGAAAGTTGATAGTGAATTAAAAACACCACTTGACAAGTACAAGCACATACTATATAATGATTACTTGTATGATGAAGATGACTTTTATTATGATACAAATACAAACCATACTTCGCAAATACATCGCAATAAAACCCAATATAACGCATATACGGAGAAATAAATATGTCTTTTAGCAACCTTTCTGACCTACGATCTGCACGTGGTAACTTTGACTCTCTAATGAAAGAAGTAGAGAAGATGAACACAAATACTAACCAGTCTAATAAAGACGATGGTAATATTTGGAAGCCCACTGTCGATACTGCGGGTAATGGCTACGCTGTTATTCGATTCCTTCCAGCCCCTCAAGGAGAAGATTTGCCTTGGGTACGCATGTGGAATCACGGCTTTCAAGGACCCACTGGAAAGTGGTACATTGAAAACTCACTAACCACTCTTCAACAGCAAGATCCTGTGTCTGAACTGAACAGCGAATTGTGGAACAGTGGTTCTGATGCAAGCAAAGAGATTGCGCGGAAGCAAAAACGTAGGCTTGCTTATTACGCCAACATCATGATTGTCCAAGATCCATCTGCACCTGAAAATGAAGGTAAAGTTTTCATGTACAAGTTTGGTAAGAAAATCTTTGATAAGATTATGGAAGCAATGAAGCCAGAGTTTCAGGATGAGACTCCTCTAAATCCTTTTGATTTCTGGGACGGTGTAAACTTTAAACTCAAGATTCGTCAAGTTGAAGGTTATCGCAACTACGACAAGTCAGAGTTTGAACAAACGCCAGTAGCAGTCGCAGAAGGTGATGAAGCGATTGAAGCAATTTGGAAACAGCAACACTCTC